TTGCAGATCATGGATACATTACATTGATCTGAGGACTGCACACGGTACTCAGAAGGAACATATGGACATTGCGGAAGCATGTCGATCTGTCTTTATTGAGCAGTTTCCTATAGTATCAGAAGCCCTTCAATGGGTCTAAATAACTACATCTAAAATCAAATTATGGCGACCTATCCAGTTGTTCACACAGAAACAGGTGAGCAAAAAGAAGTATCAATGAGTGTTCACGATTGGGATCAGTGGTGTGCTGATAATCCTAATTGGTCAAGAGATTATTCTGATCCATCTACAATGCCCGGAGTTGGTGAAGTTGGAGAGTGGAAAGATAAACTAAGAAAGAAAAATCCGGGTTGGAATGATGTATTAGCAAAAGCAGCGAAGAGTCATGGAAATAGAAAAGATCCTCGTTTAGTACAAAAACTATAATGCCTAGAAAAAAGAGAACTTCCGATCAACCGATTGGTGTTGGTTTGACCGCGAAGCAGTTTAAAAGAAAGAAACCAGTAAATGCAGATTATCTAATTGATGTAGAACCGTTAACAGATAATCAGAAAAAATTATTTGAAGCATATAAACATAAACAGATTGTTGCCTATGGTGCTGCAGGAACTGGAAAGACCTTTATAACCCTCTACAATGCGTTAGTTGATGTTTTAGATGAAACTACACCATATGAGAGAATCTATCTTGTGAGGTCTCTTGTTGCATGTAGAGAGATTGGATTTCTTCCCGGAGATCATGAAGATAAAGCAGATATATATCAAATACCATACAAAAATATGGTAAAATATATGTTCCAGATGCCATCAGATGCAGACTTTGAAATGCTCTATGGTAATCTCAAGGCTCAGGAAACAATTAAGTTCTGGAGTACCTCATTTTTGAGGGGAACAACACTTGATAATTGTATTGTTATAGTTGATGAATTTCAAAACTTGAATTTTCATGAATTAGATAGTATAATAACAAGAGTTGGTGAAAACAGTAAAATTTGCTTCTGTGGTGACGCATCTCAGACCGATTTACAAAAGACCAATGAAAAAAACGGAATCATGGATTTCCTAAAGATAGTTCGCACAATGCCATCATTCGATATTATTGAATTTGGTCTTGATGACATAGTTCGATCCGGACTTGTTAAGGAATATCTTGTCGCAAAAACGCAGTTAGGTATGTAATGTTTAATCATGTAGAACTTGATCTTCCAAAACTTTCGAGAGAAACAATTGATGGAGTTCGTTATTATTCTGTACCTGATGAGGAGGAACTACTTAAGTTAGTTTCAATCACATCAGTTACAAGTCATTTTAACAAAGAGATCTTTGTTAATTGGCGAAAAAGAGTTGGTAACGAAAAAGCAGATCGCATTACAAAGGCTGCAACAACTCGCGGTACAGACTATCATACACTTACAGAGTATTATCTGAAGAATGATAATTTACCAGAAGTGAAACCTATCTCTGAGTTCTTATTCAAGATCTCTAAATCCACACTTGGTAAGATAGATAATATTCACTCATTAGAAGGTTCACTTTATAGCAAGCAATTAGGTATTGCTGGAACCGTTGACTGTATCGCAGAGTATAACGGAGAGTTGGCAATAATTGACTTTAAGACATCAGCAAAACCAAAACCAAGAGACTGGATCGAACATTATTTTGTTCAGGCAATGGCATATGGTTGTATGCTTTATGAACTGACGGGTATATCTATTAAAAAATTAGTAATTATTATGTCATGTGAAAACGGAGAATGCATCGTCTATGAAGAATACGACAAAGCAAAGTACATCAAACTACTCGGAGAATATATTAGTAAGTTTGTTCAAGATAAACTGGAGCTCTATGGAACCCAATAAAGAACTTGAGAAGGCCATTGAGAAGAAGTTTCTGACACCTCAGAAGTTTGCGATCGAAATCGAAAAAATAGTTGCGGAAGAAAAAATCAATTACATTGATGCAATCTGCCACTATTGCGAAAGTAACAATCTTGAGATAGAATCAGTAACGAAACTCATTTCCAAATCACTCAAGGAAAGACTAAAGTGGGACGCAACTCGTCTCAACTACATGAAAAAAACAACTCGTGCTAGACTACCTTTATAATGAAAGTATCTCAATCTGAATTAATTCATCATCGATTACAAGCAATGCTCCGAGAGCATTCCTTTAGTGATCTCAAATATCTTGGTATAAGACCCGATAGTATCGGTGTTGACCAACATTGGTATATGATAGGTGATAATGAAGTCCCTGTCGATGCAATTGAAGAATTAGAAAGTGAAGAGACTGACGATGAAAGTGACACCATTTGAAACCTACCAGACATATCTTTCAATTAAAAATCATTTTTCCAGTTCAAAGTATGATTACTTTAAGTATGGAGGAAGGTCAAGAGCGAAGGTAACTGCCTTTAATAAAAGGAAAGATAAGTATTGGTTTGAAAAGACATCAAGAAAATATGCTGACAATAACATTGTTGACTTTCTTGTGTCTAACTTTGTGACCGCAAATAATCCATCAAGTTTATGGATTGGTGAAATTATTAATTCTGGTGAGAGAACTTACTCAGAATGGTCACGCAAACAACAAAGTTTGAGTTACATATTCAAAGAACAGATCACGCAACTGTTTGAAGAATATACTCTTGATGAGTTATTTGATTGTACAAATGGTCATCCTCCAATACTCAAAGAGTACTTGGGTGATCATATCGATCTCGAAACAGTTGTAATACTTGAAAAGGTATTTGAATTCTGTAGTCAATTTGACAGAAAACTTAATGACCCTGTGTGGGAAACCGTAAGTATGAAGATTAGAAAGTATTCCCCTTTCATAAATATAGATGTGTTACAATATAAAAAAGTCCTAAGAGAAGTAGTAAATGGGTAAGTTTTTTGAGTCTGAATTAGTTCGAGAAGAACTAGAAGAAATCGGTAAACTCCAACAGGAGATTTACGGAAATGTCATTAGCTTTCCTACTATGTCTCGTCAAGAACAATTGGAACATGTTGATAAATTGACTGAATTGCTTGACAAACAAAAAATAATGTATGCAAGATTATCACTATCAGATGATCCTGAGGCCATTGAACTATTGGGTTCAATGAAATCATCATTTCATATGATGGGTTTTCCTGCAGATATGAATGTTAATCTTTTCTTCGATGAAGCGAAAAAAACAATAGAGACTCTAAGAGTGTCTATTGACAAATAGTATGAATCTGTTATACTAATAAAGTAAATCTACCAAAATCCAATTAAATCCGAGGTAATCCAATGTCGTTTGCTAATCTAAAAAAGCAATCTAAATTAGGTTCTTTAACTGCAAAGTTAGTTAAAGAAGTAGAGAAGATGAACAATAACGGTGCTTCTGGAGATGACCGTCTCTGGAAACTCGATGTAGACAAAAGTGGTAACGGTTATGCTGTTATTCGTTTTCTACCTGCACCTGAGAATGAAGATCTTCCGTTCGTTAAATTATATTCACATGCGTTTCAAGGCTCAGGTGGATGGTATATTGAGAACAGTTTGACCACATTAGGTCAAAAAGACCCAGTGTCAGAATACAATTCCCAGTTGTGGAATAATGGAACTGATGCCGGTAAGGAAATGGCAAGAAAGCAGAAACGCAAATTGACCTATATTTCCAACATCTATGTTGTGAAAGATCCTGCAAATCCAGAGAATGAAGGTAAGACTTTCTTATACAAATATGGTAAGAAAATCTTTGATAAACTCACTGCAGCAATGCAACCTGAGTTTGAGGATGAAGAAGCAATCGATCCATTCGATTTCTGGCAGGGTGCTAACTTCAAATTGAAAGCAAAGAATGTTGCTGGATATCGTAATTATGACTCTAGTGAGTTCGCTGCTGTATCACCATTATTAGATGATGATGATGCAATGGAAGCAATCTGGAAGAAAGAATTATCTCTTTCTGAGTTTGTTGAACCTGCACAGTTCAAGACATACGATGAACTTAAAGTTCGTTTAGAATATGTTCTTGGTAAGAGAGGTGCTAGACCAGCCGCTCAAGATTCAGAAGTTCAAGAAGAAGAGTATGAGACAACTCCTGTCGCAGAGGCAAGAGAAACAGTTTCATC